CTTTACTGGTTTATCCACATTCTTTTGTTGATATGTGGATAACTCCGTATTTAACATAATGTTTATTATCTTACTAACGAACGCTAGTTAGACTAACAAGTGTTAGTTGTTACAACAACAACCCAAAAATTCACGAAAAAAAAACTTTTTTTTTCATATCCAAAAAATTCACGAAAAAAAATTATTTTTGAAATTATAAATCGTAAAAATTTTTGAAGTTTTTTCTGTTGGACTTGGTTACATAAAATAATTCAGAGTCATTGAAGTTCTTATCAACAATTATTTCTACTAGTGTTTCAATTTTTTGTACATAATATTTGTTACAGAAATCTTCAGGATGATTTAGAAATAAATTAATTGAAAATGATACAAACCCATCTCCCTTTGTTGCCATTGTTTCAGGTATATCTGATATAAAAATGAATCTCTTGTTGAATAATACCGTATCAATATTTAATTCTATGGTGTTTTCAATTGATTTAAGGAACTTTCGTAGGTTCTGCCTATAGTTGGTATCAACCGATTTAATATAACACTTTATATCACAATAAATGGATTTGGGAAATTCATTATTGATAACACCAACTTCTACTTGAATGTTATCATATTTTTTTGTTTTGTAAGTTCTACCGTATTTCTTTGCCATAGATAAAATATAGTAAATTATTATGACATTGTAAAAATAAAAAACCCTAACAAGTTGGGACTTAGTCAGGGTTCTTTGTGTTTTCTTTTTGTGGGTACAATTAGAAGTAAGTTAATATTAGTAGTATCTTGGTTATTAGTAAATACTAGTTATTTTGATTGCTAGTGCTTATGATTTAATCCCTTGAAGATTTATGAAAGTGATAAGTCCCTTCTAGATGCTAGTGCTAGAAACACTTAAAACATCTAGAAACTTACCACCTTTACATCTTGAATCTTTGATGTTGTCTTTTATAAGTCCCTGAATTATAGACAAGTGAGTTATATCATTTCAGACATAACAAACAAATTATAGTAATTAAATTTCATTCAGTAAAGCATGTCTTATTTTTTTTTAATTACTATTTATCAAATATGGGTAAACAACAAATTGAGTCATATCTCAAAAGAAGAATGTTAACAGAGACAGGTTGGGTTTATTTCTGTAGAATATGTGGAGACTATCTTAATGAGGACCAATTCTACAAATCTAAGACAGGACCATTTAAGATTGATACAAAGTGTAGATTACATTACACCAAGAAAGATAAGGAGGATGACGGTACAATGGATTACATGAAGTTAGACCCACTATCAGATGAGGACTTTCAAGGGGCTCAGAGACTATTAGAGACACTCGGATACAAATTTGGTATAGATACTCCACCCATATGGAAACAATTTAATACAAGACATAATTTAGATGGCATACAAAAAGATTAATAAAGTAATTTATTTAGATGATGAAGAGATGGTATGGTGTTCAAAAGAAAAAGAATACATACCAGCCGTTGAGTTTGAACTTGATAAGAACGGTAACTTTAAGATGTGGTGCGTTAAATGTGCCGTAGCCATGTCTGAGGACCAACGTGAGATGTATGTTCAATCAGCCAAACACAGAAAAGATTTTGATTTGGAACAATCAAGAATTCTATTAAAGAACATTGGTTATGACTTTGATAGTGAGTTTACAATCCACGAACAATTTTTAATCAAACACAATTTGGTTAAGTGAAATCTTATTTGTACCTTCGTGGTATGAAAGACAAAACCATTTACTTCATTGACCCATACATTGGTCAGGTTCACCTTGACATTCCATTCAGAAAGTTGTGGGATGCTTCTCGTGAGGGAAGGAATGTTCCACCTGAAACAAGATTGGAACACATTCAAGATTGCGTCAAATCAGGAAAACAAATTGATGTGATGGTTTCATCAATCCTTCATCAGTTGTGCTTCCTTGACAAGAAACCAAAGGATGACATTCTTTATTTTCACAACCCACTTTATTTGAACTAACATGAAAGACATCATCAAAGAAATTCAGGAAGAAATCAATGAATTGATGGTGTCCAAGTATGCCAAATGCTCAGACAAAAAATTGGAATCTTTTGAAAAACTCAAACCTGGTGGAAAAAATAACAATGGCTCACTCAAACAAAAAAAACAAATTGACCAGTTTGATTTGAATGGAAATTACATCATGACATTTTTTTCTGTAAGTGAAGCATCAAAAACAATCAAAAGAGATAGGTCTTCAATTATCAAATGTCTTAATGGTGAAACAAAACAAAGTGGTGGATTCATTTGGAAATACAAAAACTAATCAGTAACTTTGAACTATGGACAAACTCATTCAAACAATTCAGGAAGAAATCAATCAATTGATGAATTCAAGGTTTGCCAAGACAAGTGATGTTAAACTCTTGTTGGCTGAAAGCACATCTGTTGATGCAAATTTGATTGATAAAATAATTTTGGAATATAAAAATGGTGGAAAAATTCGTCACTTGGCTAAAAAATATAATCTCAGTGTAAATGTTATTTACAAAAAAATGAAACAAAGAAAGATTCCCCACATGAGCACAAACATTCCCACATTAAAAGATGAAAAAGAAAAAGACATTCTTAATGGAATGAGTGCTAAAGAATTTTCTAAAAAATGGGGAACTGATAGAAGCACTTATTATCTTAGGAAAAAAGCACTTAAAAAAGATTTGGTGAATTAAAAACTAACCAGTAACTTTGAACTATGAACAAACTCATTCAAACAATCCAAGATGAAATCAACAACATCATGAAGTCCAAGATTGCTCAGAAATCTGATAGTCAATTGTGGGCTTATGACAAAATGAAAACACCATATGAATTGGCTGTCAAGATGTATGAAGATTACAGACAAAACAATCTCTCCATGAAAGAGGTTGGAAAGAAATATGGACTCACCGCAAATGGTGTCAACAAAGCATTCCACTCATGGGATTTCAAGACAAGAACTCCAAGAGAAGGTCAATTGAAACACTTTGATGAAAAACAAAATGACATCAAGAACGGAATCAGTGTTGAGGAATTCTGTTCCAAGTACAACTCAACTCGTGGCACCTATTACAGGTACAAAAGAAATTTGAAAAAAGATTTGGCAGATTAAAAACAAAAGCATAACTTTGTATCATGATGAACGACAAACAACTCTCCGCACTCCAAGAAGGTCAAGCACAACGCAAACGTTTGACTCACATTGTCAAGAAAGCCGTGAAGTCTTCACCTTCCGCTTCTTACCCACACACATACATCTACTCACCTCCTGGCTTGGGAAAGACATACACTGTGACAGAATCTTTGAAGGGTCTTGACATTCCTTTCTTTGAGTTGTCAGGAGCGGTTTCAATGTTCGCCTTCGGTGTTTCTTTGGCAACCATCAAGTTCAAGATGCCAAAAGACGCAACCATCATCGTGTCTGTTGATGACTGTGATGGAATCTTGAAGAACGAAGAGAACATCAACATCATGAAGAACGTGTTGAGCGGAAAAAGAATCTTCGCTTACGAGAAGTCTCTTCAGTCTCAGATTGGAAACTTGACTCCGCTTCAACAACAAGCGATTCAGTTCCACTCAACTGATGACCGAATGGGTTTCAGTGTTCCAACTGACAACATGATTTTCATCTTCACCTCAAACTTCCGTCTTCCTGATGATGATGAAGTGAAAGATGCTCGTGAGAAGGGTGGAAACAAAAACGTGTTGAAAGTTCACAGAAACGCAATTCGTTCTCGCTGCAAGACAATGGACTTTGATTTGACCAAAGACCAACATTGGGGATGGATGGCTGATGTCATGTTGACTTCAAACTTGAACGATGGTTTGACTGACAAAGACAAACACATCATCTTGGATTGGGTTTGGAACAATTGGGAGAAGATGACCGAGCGTTCAATCAGAACCCTTGAGAAGATGGCTGAGACCATGTGTGAAGAACCCGAAGACTACGAGATGTCTTGGGAGATTGACCTTCTCAAATAACCACCTTAAAACCATCAAGGGAGTGGTGTCCCTCGTTTCATAACACACAAGTGGGAGTTGATGGTCTCCCACTTTTTTATGCTTGAAAAATTCACGAAAAAAATGTTTTCAAATTTGAATCAATCAAAAATTTTTACTATCTTTGAAGTATGGAAAACAAGGTAATCATAAATTTCAAAAGGAACAAAAGGACAGTTCAATCATTGCAAGTACCAGTAGAGATGTTAAAAGAATTTAGACATCATGTTAGTTATGTTCACAAAAATGTAACTGATGGAACTTGGACAATCTATGTAACGATTAACATAAAATAATATGGGAGCAACAAAGAAAACCTACGCTGAAATGACAATGACAGAATTGTTGGCACACTATCCTGGTCGTGATGAAGGTGATGAAGATTACCAATACGAAGAATACAGACAAAGACAACTTGATGCGGAACAAGAAGCCTACGAACAACACTTAGCAGACAAACACTAATATGAAAAACTACGAAGATAAAAAACAGGAACTGATTGTAAGACAATCACAAATCAACGCTTTGATTGAGTACTTCAAACTCGTTGACAAAAAACCAAACCTCAGTGATGTAATCAAAATTTCCACCATGATGGAGAAATACATTCACAATGGTTACTCAAAAGAATTGGGTGAATCATTTGTGAAGATTGATGAGCACATCAACACAATTAAGTAATTGTCCATTTGTTAAACCCTCTGAGTGATGCCAGGGGGTTTATCTTATGCCTCTTGAATTTGATGCTGAACCATACCAAGTTGGTAGGGTTGAATCAGCACATAGTGGTCCCATTGCATTGAACGCTGAACCATTCCAAGAACTTCTACCCCAATAGTATGAATTACCAGGCATTGTAATCTGTGAAGTAAACGCAGATTTAACCTGTGGTGGTAATTGACCATCGTTAAGATTTCCGTTGTTGTATTCAGGATACCAACCCGAACGGAATATCAAATGTCTTCTCATCAAGTTGTTTTGGAACTCTGCTTGATTTTCAGCATTTGTTTTAAGGTACTGTAATGTTTTCAAATCAACTGGTTGACCCTGTTCACTTCTGTTCTGAACCAAACCAATGTTGATGAACTTAACCCAAAAGTTATCCAATGCCAAGTAGTAAGAGAAAGCAATCAAAGTAGGTTGAACGTAGTTGTCCAATAACTCTTTGTATCTAATGTTTGCTGGTAAACTAATATCACCAGTGTCAACCAACTGTTGTAATTTCTCATACAAGTTCGTTCCAAGTGTTTCTTGGATTTGAATTGCTTGAGCCTGTTGAATGGCAAATCTTAACTCAGAAGAGTCAACATTGTCAGTAATCGGAGTATTATCTTTCAGTTTTTGCTCTGAGATAAATAAAACATTATAAATCATCTTACACTATATTTTGTTGGGTTATGGTCAAATCTATTTCTTGACCAGGATAAATTAATTCAAACACATCTTTTAACTGACGATTCATAAATGTCTGTAATGGGTTAATAGATGTCTTTAAGAATAGTTGATAGGCTGTCTGTAATTGTTCAGCAGATGATGAGAAACCACCAGGGTTTGGTAATCCAATCAAACTTCCGTCTACGATTTTATGACCTGAGAGGATTTGTTTTTGGACCAATTCAAACACCTCAGAATAGAAACCTTGTTGAAGATTTGAACTGATTTGTGTGATGTCAGGTTTTTCATTTGAATCTCCATAAGATACAATTACACGACCAGCATTTTCTGAACCTTGATAACGATTCTCAATGTTCCTTAAGATTTGAGTTTGTTCGTTTTCAGAATCAGGTGCAGGAGTGTTGAAATGTACCCATAGTGAAGGGTTTGCTCCATTTATCAAATTGGCTAAGTTATAGACCGTTATTTGGTGGTTTAGACGTATATCATTGATGGTAGATAGATAGTCAGGTGCTCCGTAGTATTCATAACCTGGTTGGAACATTCTAATATGAACGATTTGTCTATCAGTAAAGTTCATTGGGTCAAACTCAGAAAACTCAATCATACCTGCTTTTCTCCAATTCAACCAATCTCTACAATAAAGATATTTGGTTGCTGGTGCTCCAAGTTCAATTGGTTTATGAACTCTCATGTATTTTGAAGGGATAATGTGGAAACCCGCAATACCTTGAGACCTGTCTTGTCTCCATACAATTTCTAAGAAGAGATTTCCTGTAACAATCAGTTCAAAGTATAATTGTCTTCCTATATCGTTTAATGTTTGTTTTGAGTTAACTTTGTAATCGTTAACATATCCTGCTCCAAAGCAGTTATCTACTTTTGAACGAACACATGCGTTATGGATTGGGGACATATCCAACAATCTGTATAGTTCTTCAGGGAACATATTATCTCCACCCCAACTCACAAAGACGTTGTTTCTATTCACAACTTCTGTGAAATTGGTTAGGGTATCTACCGCAAATGTTAATTTATCTACTTGAATCATCCTTCGTATATTTTATAAATATCACTCGTACCTGAGTAGGTGAGAGGGTTAGTTGAGGCTGAGTAGTTTACTTGTGCAATTGTTTCGTAAACCACATCATATGCTAAAGATGGATTAGTATTACCTGAAAGTGAAGTAGATTGCTCCCACACCTTTACATAATATTCCCCTTCTATTAAATGGACGTTTGTTTGTCCTGTCATTGTTGCCCCTGTCAAATATGCCTCAGGTTGACTTGGGTCAATTGTAATACTAAACAAATCATAGCCAGGTGCATATCCTACACTTGGTTGAATTCTATATGGAACAAGCCTCCAAACCTCTTGTGAAAGTTTGTGTTTGAAACTGAATAAATAACAAACTGAACCAGTCAAGTTTTTGTTTCTTGAACAGGTTGCGTTTGCATTGTTATATCCTTCGTTTAGTATTATCATTTTTTAATTTTATTTCTTATGAATAGTTATGTCTTCTATTTCCGTAAATTACACTACCAAATACCTCAAATACAAACAAGTCAGTTGTTGTATTACCAGGGTCTTTAATTCCACCCTCAAATACAAATGTGTATCCTGATGCTGTCCAAGTAGTGGTGTAGTTTCCATCAGTTTGTGTTTTGATAATAAATGATGCACCATCTCTAACATTTGTAATATTGATTGTAGATGTTCCTGTAAGGAAGAATTGTGATTTAGCACCATCATTCAAATTACAAGTAAAAGTTGTTCCTGATACTATTGGTTGAACCTGGGTAGATGGTGTCCTATAAGTATGTAAGTTTTCAACATAAGTAGTGTAGTTAGCATCTGCTGTTCTACCACTTGTTCCAACCATTACAACATTAGTTTTACCTGATATTGTATTATCATTACCACCTAAAATCTGTGATTTTTTTGATGTGGTAATAGTTGAACCTGAAGATGAATCAATCTTATTAAACCACTCATAAACATCACTACTACCATTATTTGTTATTGTTGAACTATATGAGTTTGTAATCCAGTTATGTTTTCCATAACCACTCATTGTTCCGTTTCTTGAACCACTAAACCAGTTGTTTGATGAACCAATAACTGAATTATCATTTATAGTTGAATCACTACAGAAATAAGACGAATACATCGCATTACCCGCAGATGCATTGGTAGCATTTACTGTGTTATATCCACCACCAACAAGTGCGTAGGTATAACCCATAGATGTAATTGTGTTATCTTGTGTTCCTGCAATAAAACTTAAATTAGCCGCTTGAATATTACTATTGTTATATGATGCGGTTATTGTTGTTGAAGCGACACCTGTTCCAAATGAGTTATTACTACCACCAACAATAGAGTTATTATTTTGTGATGAATTGATAGAGTTGTCTGAACCACCCCAAATCCCCTGATAATTACCCGCAGTTATATCATTGTTATTACCAAATGAGTAATGATGTTGTCCACCACTTAAATTATTATTTTCTCCCCAAGAAAAACCAAATGTACTGCTTATATTATTATTATTACCACCCCCAAAAGAGTAATATCCACCAACACTCATATTCACACCAAATGCTCCAGCCCAGTTTCCACTAACACTATTATATGCTCCAACAATCATTGCACCACTACCAGTTGCTGATGCATGTGAATTATTTTGTCCAAATATAAAACAACCTATATCAGTTCCAACACCACCAGCACCAGTTGCTGTGTTGTTATTACCAAACACTGCGTATTGTTTTGTTGAACTACCTACTGTATTTCCAGTTCCAACAATAAAATTAGAATAAGAACCAGCGGTTTCAGTGTTTGCTCCACCTAAAAGATTAAATTGGGTTGATTTGGTATAATTTACCTCTGTAACTCCACTTGTGGAACTATTCCATTTGTATGGACTTGAATATCCACTATACTTAAAGGTTGTTGTTTCACCGCTGTTATTCATTATGAACCATCTTAAATCAGCAGCGGTGCCTGTATAGACTGGTAAACTTGAAATGTATACACTCATATTTCTTTATTTAATTTCTTTTATTTTTTTATTTAATTTAATAACACCGATACCATCGTTTGTGATGTTGGTGGTGTTGATGCCAATGTTGATGTTATGTTAACTGAACCTGATAATGGGGTTACATCTGCTGCCACTGAACCACTAAATCCTGCTAAACTTATATCATATACAGGAGTATTATTTGTCCAAGTAGTACCTAATGCACCATCACTTGCGTTTGTTGAAATAATTATATCATCCAATATAACACTTGGATAATTTCCTGTAGCAACAGATGTTGTTGATGCTGTTTGGATATTTCCTTTTGGTGTTGTTGAAATCAAATTATAACAAGTTAAGTTAGTTCTAAGTATTTTATTTATTGTTCCTGAGAAAGTGCTAATAACTGTTGCAGTACCCCCTGTATAAGTTAATCCATATATTGCAGAGATTGTATTATTCAAGGTTGATACCGCTAATAGATTCATTGCAGTTCCATTTAATGTGGTTGATAAAGGCATTGCTCCTACAGCACCAACAGCACTAATAGTTACAACGGCATAACCATTTCCAAATGGCATTGCGGTGTTAAATATTGTGTTTGGTATTGTATTTACATAATTGCTTTGATAAACAACCGAGCGTTGGCATCCAGCACCATTTGCAATTAACTCATTACCATCTTCAGCCAAAATGTAGTTTCCATCTTCAGCCTTAATAGCACATAACACATCAGGTGGTGGAGTTGATGATGGAGTTAAAGTTGGTGTAGGTGTTGGTGAACCTGTATTAGTAGGTGTAACTGTTGCGGTTCTTGTAACACTTGGGGTTGGAGTAGTCGCAGGTGTACCTGTTTGAGTAACACTTGGGGTAGGTGTAAGAGTATTTGTAGGTGTTAAAGTAGGTGTTGGACTAACTGTGGCAGTAGGTGTTGGTGTAACATATTTAGCCGCATTGAAACTATTACTTGGGAAAATAATTTTATAAGAACAATCACCACCATTTGAGTTAGTTTGTGGTGTAGAATATGCGGTAATTGTTGTTGTTGCTGAATATAAATAAGTTGAACCAGTGTAGTAATTAAGTTTTGTTCCTGTAAATATTCTTGTTGAACCTGTAGTTCCTGTTGATGTTACCTCAACTACAATTCTATCATAAGCAGGATTTGGTGATGTACCACATGTGTAATACATTGAACCCAAGTTTAACTTAAAGTCGTATGTAACACCTGAAGCAACTGGTTGAACTGGAACACAAGCAAAGGCTGTTGAGTTTGCTGGTGATGCCCCACTATAAGCCACAAATGGATAGTTATTACCATTGTAAGTTAATGTATTATCATTTCCTGTATAATCATCAAAACCTGAAGTACATTGGAATGCAATTATCCTTATAGGCATAATTGGTAATGGTGTACTTGTTGGTGTTGGTGTATATGTAGGTGTTACTGATGGAGTTGGTGTTGCCGATGTAACACTTGGGGTAGGTGTAGGTGTTTTTGTAGTTGTTGGTGTTGGAGTAAGAGGTAATTGTGTAGGAGTTGGTGTTGGACTTGGATAAGGCTCAAAAAATGTGATAATATCATCAATGGCTCTTTGTTCACCAAGATAATCACTAAACTTTTTTCTATAAAAAACCTGAGGCATTATTTAATTATTTTTTCTAACTCTACAATTAGTTTATTGACATCAACATTACAATCTGTTTCAAATCTAAATGACTTTCTTCTTTCAATTCTTTTATCTTCTTTGCTGAATAAAACTCTTAAATGGACATCACAACTTTCTAAATCCATTTCAACACTTTCTACTTTATATTCATCAAAGGCTATATCTTCCACTCTATACATTAGTTACTTGTTGAACCTGATAATGGTGTTATAACAACATCAAAAGTTGTTGGTTCTCCAAATACTGGTGTTAACATATCAAACCAAACAATATAATAAAAGTTTGGATTACTATAACTAATACTATAATCAGCAATATTAGTTGTCACATCCTCAGGTGATAATGGAAATCCATAATGTTGATTACCCAAATTAATTGCATTTATTGCTTCCTGTTCAGTAAAATACTGATAACCTAAAATTGTATTATACTCCATAGTTGTTGATTTGACTATCGCTTATTGGTGTTAAATTACTTTCTTGGTTTGATGAGTAAATAATTATCTCACCAACATATCCTGTTAAAGGTAAATCAAAACCATCTCTATTACCAACAAATATATTGATTGTTCCTAAATTACTTGCTGCAGTATTATTGGTTGTACTTGATTGAACCTTTTTAATAAATGCTTTATTGGCATTCCCTCTAATAAATGTTCCTTGTGTAAATGTATTAAATACACCACTATAAGAACCAACCACATTTCCACCACCTGTATCAAATTGTGACTGATTTTGGTAGAAATTAAGTTTGTATCCTCCATTTTGTGCTAATATAGCGGCTCCAGTTCCACCACCAGTTCTTTGAGATACAAGGAATACAGATGCGTTGTTCTGTGCTCCAAATGCAAAAGATGCGTTTGATTGAAATAAACTACCACCATTAAAGTATATTACCGCTCTATTAGCAGTTCCTGCGGTATAGATGTCTCCTGATGTTGGTTTAATTTTTGGTTGTGCTCCAGCAGTATTTTGGAATATATCATTTGTTGTTCCACCTGTTCCCTGATTATACCATTTAACAACAGAACCTGCGGCAGAACCCAAGAAAGTATTTAATGATGATGTATCTAATTGGTTATTTACAAATCCTATATCTTGTTCCACATTATCTGTTTCTCTCCTAACTCTCATCGCAGAACCACTATAAGCACTTCTCAATTTTCTTGTTGAATATGCTGCCAACGCTGGGTAAGTATCTAACAATAATACCACAGGACTTGGTGTTGGAGTTGTAGTTAATGTAGGTGTATTTGTTTGTGTTGGTGTTACACTTGGAGTTCCAGAAGGTGTTGGAGTGTTTGTTTGTGTTTGAGTAACACTTGGCGTTGGTGTAACCGCAGCAGTCCCTGTTGGTGTAATAGTTGGGGTAGGTGTTGGGTTAGCAGTACCTGTTGGACTTGGAGTTGGTTGTGGTGTTGTTTCAGGCGCTTTATAAACGTTCATAACTGAACCCCACACTTGAACAGGTTGTTTTGACCCTTTTGGGTATAACATACTATTCAATGATGGTTGATTGATTGGTTGGTGTTGAGTTGGTCTATAAGGTCTAATTGGCATATTAATAAATATAACTCGGCTAATGAAAATGGGGAGATTTTAACCTCCCCATATTCAAGTATTTTTATGATTGGAAAGTGAAACCACCCGCAGTGAATACCGCTGCGATTGTAGTAGTTACATCTACTTCCCTGATTGAAGTTGGTT